ATTGCTACAAAAAAACTTTGTTAGCCCCCCTTAACTTCCGCGTGCGCACAATAAGACCCGACACGCGAAACACGTGCCGGGTCTGATGGGGAGGTCGCGGTCTAGTATGCCATAGGCAAGCAGCTCGCGACTGTATGGGATGTGCTGTGGTTAGGTAGCACGAGAATCAGTATACACTTTCCAGGCTCAAAAATCTAACGTGCAATTTCTCGCGATCGTTTACGAGCATTCGAGCGAATGCGAGCGCGTCCTCAATCCTGCTACAAGTTTTCATGCGCTTGTCGTTGTAGTTGAAATCGTAGTACCAGATATTGAACTGCTTGAAATCGGTCATCGGAAATCTTCCTTTCTGTCTCCCTGCCTTACAGTTATATAATAACACTAACTGTTACAAAAAACGATTTGCAATTACAACAACAGTCGTTAAAATAATAACCAAGTTCCAACAGAGACGAGGGAAAGGATCGTCATGAACAAAACCGAATTGTCGTTGTAGTTGAAATCGTAGTACCAGATATTGAACTGCTTGAGCAAGAGAAAAAACCCCGCGTGCCGAGTCGGATCACGCGGGGGGCCAGGGATGGGGTGCGCACTAGGGCGCGATCTGCACTTACATTCCAACCATGCCAGAAATATACCAATAATAATCAGTGCCAGTTCTCAATTGTTTATTAGCTGTTATGTTCCAGAACCTAGCAATTCCATCTATCACGTATATAAGAATACCGTCGTTATCGAAGTTAACTAAATCAAAAACCCTCACTTGGTTTTTTCTGAAAAGGCACGTGTCTGGTAGTGTGATCATAGCTGTCGTTGATCCAATGCCTTCAATTGAGGTGAATTTCATAACTCCGTATGCAGTCCACGTAATACCGTCAGTGTAGAATTGAGCGTTCGATGTGTCAGATATTTTTGTTTTTATTTCGTCTGCATATGAAAGGTCTCTGTATCTTAGTCTGCAATTTTGGTCTGCACCTCGAATGCTCGACAGTACGTTGTATGCAATTATCTCAGCGCCCAGTGCATTCGGGTGGACGTTATCTTGCGCATATTTGTCATCTGTCTGCAGCCAGGTGTACGCTCGAGAAAACGTGTATATATCACCGATGGAGCAAAATGCGTTGATGACATATTGAGCACTTATCGAATGGAGATATTGGTTGTCTCCTTGGTTAATTGCGTCGAGCGGTTTAGATGCGCATAGAACCGGCAGTGCGTAAATCTTCGCATTTGGGAAGAATTTTTTTGCGTTTGAGACTGCTGCGTTAATGCCCTTTTCGATTGCTGTTTGGCTCTGTCCATGATCGTTAATTCCCGCGCCGAATAGAACAAGGCCGACGCTGGAGTTGTCGAATCTGCCATCGTTTCCAGCAGTCGTAACTTGATTTGCGATCTCCTTGCTAGAGAAATTAGCGCCGTCGATAGCAAAGTTATAAAGGGTTGAATTCAATTGAGCGCATAGTTTCGCAGGCCAGCAGTCAGTTGTGGGATTTGCCAACCCATATCCGTGAGTGATGCTGTCTCCAAATGCTACGACTGTGGTATTGTTAAATTCGGTTACTTTAGATGTGAAAGTCTTTAGAAATTTCGGGGTAACTGCAATGCCGTCATCAGCTCCACTAGTCGTTGGAGTGGTCTCCGTTGCAAGGCGGACATGTCCGTAATTAACTTCGTCGCCAACGCCGTAGTCGGTTTCTTCGCTAGAGTGTTTAATCGGTGCTTTGGTCGCGATGTTGGTCGTGTTTTGCGAAATTCGCCCGTCGAAGGTCTTCACGAGTTCGCTCAGATCTGCGAACTGACTGTTCGGGTCGGCCCACAGGAACCAGTACTCTTCGTCGGCAAGCTCGGTGCCCGCGGGAACCTCAGGCTTGATAGCGACATACGACGCGCCCGCAGCGTCATGCACAGCGTCGAAAAAGTGATACGTGGTGAGCGCGGACCAAAGGGAAGGCTTGACGAAATGCGGGGTCACGCGCGGGCCCACGCTCATAAGCCCTTGCGGGGGGATGTCGGGGATGACCATAGCGCGGTCCGTCACGGTGCCCTGTACGACCGAGTTGTCGGTCTGGGCCCCAAATTTGGAAACGTTAGGCATAGTCGCTCCTTATCTTAATAGTTGATGCGGACGTGGTAGGTGTTATCGCGTTCGTCGAAAATCCAGTCGAATACGAGATGTTCCCAGCCCTGCGGGACGACGAGCGCGTACCTCCAGCACCCTGTATTGGGCTCCTGGTAGAACGTGGGGAATACGAACTTGGATTGACGTGCGACGAGTTGCTGCAAATTAGAGTCAATCCATTTCGCGAGGCCGTCGATGTACTGATCGTAGTATTGCCCGTTCTCGATGGACTCGATGACCTTCTTGATTTTCTCAATGGTCTCCGCGTTCTTATTCGACAGCTCGATCGTGTCGTTGAGGGGGTCCTTAATAGAATCGATGATGCAATAGAGGTTCGCGATGAGCTGTTCGGGGCTCTTGACCTCCCAGTACAGTTTGGGGAGCGTCGGGTTCGTCAACATCCAGGGGTTGAAAAACGGAATCGGTGTATACATTCGCTTCACCTCCTTACCAAAGCGGGACGGTCGGTGTGAGTATCGAGGTGAACAGGACGTGCTCGAGCTCATCGAGAATCATAGCATCTACGTCGACGTACTCGCGTGCGAATTGCACGGCCTTATCGACAGCGCTTCCCTCGTGCATCGTGTCGGCCTCGCGGTCGTTGCCGGTGCTCGCGTAGTCGGAGTTACCGGAGAGCATGGTTTCGGGGAAGTCAGAGAAGATGTCACGAGATTTCTCGCGGTCGCGGGACTTCTGGAGGGGATTCAATCCCTGCTCGACGCGGGCATAGAGCAATTTGTACTTGGGCATGATCTCGTTGAGTTTGCGCAGGTACGCGCGTTTCCATCTGCTCGGTACGGTGATGGATACCTCGCGGTCGTAAAAGCGGTTGAGGAACTTGGTGCAAAGCCGCGTGTACTGCTCGTCGCTGTAGGCGTCGAATCGCCATGAATCATCCTCGAGCGGCCTGTAGAATCCCAGCTCGTGCCATTCGCCGAGCGCGATCGTCATGTAGTCGTAGCGCTCGTCTGTGTTCACCTCTGGAAAATCGAACATGTGTTTTACCCCCTTTCGAGCATCGTGTCGTAACGGTGCGAGATGTCGTAGTTGCTGGACAGGTTGTCGCGGGCCCATACGACGGTGATCGGCGCGCCCAGGCGGTTACCGAAACGTGCGTTTAGCTTGTCGCACGCGTCGCGGCGCGTGTTGAGCGGGGACATGCGCGCGAGCTCTGTCGGCTGCATGGTCGAGTTTACCTCGTCCTCGATCATGCGCTCCTCCTTGAAGGGCATTGAGTCGATGCCGAGCTCGCGGTATATCGCGTCCCACGTGTTAGCCCATTCCTCTTGGAGCTTGTCCCCGATGTACTCGCGTGCGTGCTGAGGCATGGTCGCGGTCGTCTGGATGTCCTGGAAGTTGTCATAGGCCAGTACGTACGGCTCGCCGTTGACGATCGACTTGTAGAAGTTCTGCACGTCGTAGGTTCTATCTTGGGGCGCGGTGATGGCGAAGGGCATGCGCATATGGAACCTATTGATCTGTTTCGTGCGTATGATGTCGGTCAGCTCGCGCGCCCATATGTTAATCTTCACGAGCAGGGGGTAGCGTGTGCGGTTCTCCCAGATCCAAACGCCTCGGTCCCAGTTGCACATGAAATTCGTCTTGCCGGTGATGCCCATCGCGCGCCAGGCGCGCGGCTCGTTGTACATGTTCGGAGCGCCCTGCTGGACGGCCTGCAGCGATAGAAGCGTATCGCTCGAGTTTGGAAACGCGAGCGTGGCAGCGCCCTCGGTGAGCAGCGTCCATTCCAAAAAACACTCGTTGCAGGTCTCCGGTAGGTTGATCCAACGGAAGCGCGATAGCGCGAGCTCGATAAGGTCGTTCTGGAACATGTTGAAGAGCTGTTGGTTGTATGCCTCGGTCTGCCAGTACTTCGGCTGCGCACCGGGCTTGTACTTGCGCGGCCCCTTGTATCCCCTGCGTCCCTTGCTCATACGTGCACCTCCTCATAGGCCGTCGGCGCGTCCAGTGCGGCCTGGAACGCGTCGCGCACCTTCGCGCCGGATTCGGCCTGCGCGGTCATAAGTTCTCTCATGAACACCTGGTGTGCCTCCATGTCCTTGCTGATGGTCGCATTGATTTTGGCGCGCTCGACCTTGTAGTCGATGATCGCGTCGATCTCCTCGTCTGTCATGCCCTGATATGTCTCGGCCTTGAGAAGCGCGTTAAGGTCGATGTCTGCCATGGTGCCTCCTTTATAGGTTGTCGTAGATACTCACGCGGCCGATTTCCTCCGGTTTGCTCCAGACGGTCACGCCACGAATAAGTATATCCTTGATCGCGCCCTGTGCGGACTCGAGGGCGTTTCCGTTGCCGCTGTACCATACCTCGGCGCACTTCCAGTACGTGAAATGGCGCATGACCTGCATGCGCTCCATACTGAACTCCCGCATGAGTGCATATCCGAAGCGGGCGAATGCCGAGGCCGCGTTCATGATGTCGCATTCGCGTTGCGTGACGACCTGGGCGAACAGGGCGCGGGGTGCGGTCGCGCTCGACTGCCCGTTCGCGCCCGCGCCGAACTGCGCGGGGGCCGCGACTCCCGCCTGGTTGAGTCCGGCCGAGATCGCGTCTATCGCGGTCGCGTAGGCGCGGTTCGCGTTCGCGTCCCCGGTGGCCTTGGTGTTTGCCGCGTTCGCGCGCGTGATGGCCGCGTTGTTGTTCGCGACCTTGGTGCTCGCCTCGTTGCGGAGCGTGGTCGCGGAGTTGCTCGCGTTGTTCTGGACGCCCCAGACCTCTGCGGTGTAGTTCGCGGCGTTCAACGTCTTCTGGAGCGCATTTGTCTGCGCGACGGTGACGGCTGCTCTGTTGCTGGATTGCGAAATCGCCGCTGCCGCGTTAGCCGACGGGATAGAGACGGCAAGGTCGGTCACACCTCCGATTGCGGCACTCGCGGCGCCTGCGGAGCCCCCGGTGAGGCCTCCCGTCACGACGGCCCCGGCAGTGTTCGCGATCGCGGCCGCGTTGTTGTTCGCCGTGGTGATCGCGACGACTTCGTTCTGCAGTCCCGTCATCGCGGTAGACGCCGCGTTGTCGGCATTGCAGTCGGCGCTGAGTTTCTTGTTCGATGCGCTTGCTCCCGTGAGGGCCCAGTCGTTCGAGTTCTTCGTGACTGCCGTGTTCGCGGCCGTGTTGACCGCGTTGTTGTCGATGACGTTCTGGGCCGAGTTGTTCGCGTTCGCGTACGCGGTGGCGTTGGACGCGAGCGACGACGCGAGCGCGTTGTCTGCCGCGAGTCTCGCGTGCGCGCGGTCGTATACGGTCGTGTACGCCGCCCGGCTCGCGGCGCCCTGTGTCACCTGCATCACGGGGAGGTTCCAGCTCTTTAGGTACTCTCCCCATGCCCCGCCGTAGCTGTACGTGCGGCCCTCGATTGTCTGGAACGTGAGCGAATCGGTCGCGCCGGCGATACCGAGCAGTCGCGCGTCGATGGATATGTAGGGCATGACGAGGTTCACGGCGCTCGCGAGCCGGATGCCGTTTGCGCCCAGATCCTCGATGCGCACCGTGGAGGTCCGCCCGCGCTCGTCACCGATGCGGATTGCGGCATAAGGGTATGTATAGAGTTTCGCGAACCCTGCGGCTTGCGCGGGGTATCCAAAATCGGCCACGCCGGGCTGCATGAACGTCTCGATTTTCTGAACGGCGTTAAGGATAGTCACCGATACACCCCAAAGTGAGAACGGCATTATCTGCGTGAGCAGGTCGGACGGCGCGAAGAACACGCCGAGCACGGCCGATTTCATCCAGGGCGCGTGGGTCTCGAGCGCGCGCAGGAACGGCTGGAGGTCGCCCACGGCCACTGAGTATACGCGCGGCGCGAGCACGCCGGATACGTCCGGCTCTGAAATCGCGGGCACCTTCGGTGCGGCGGCGGTACCTAAATCGCCTTGCAGATCCGCGTATGTCGCTATGCATGCGCGCTGCGTCTCGGCGCTGTAGTTCTTGACGGCGCGCGCGCGCTCGACGAACGGCTCGCCACCGGTGTTCACATCATCGGATAGCAGGTACGCGCTGTTGTCTCGGGGGTTCGCGAGGTAGTCGGCCACGCTCGACGCGGCGACCGGGGCGTGTCCGCGCTCCAGCAATATATAGTCGAATCGCATCTCGTTGATATACGTCGTCCATACATCGAGCGTGAGAATCAGGCGCGTCGAGTTCGGGGAGAGCTGCTGCGCGTCCTGGATGAAATAGCAATAGCGGCTCTTGCGGTCGCCTGCGGCGTACGCGAGCGGCTGCGCATCGCCCGTCATGCGCGGCAGGTCCACGACGAGGTAGTTGTATCCCTGGGCCGACGTCACCGGTACCGGCACCTTGGACGCGCCGTCGGGCTTGACGTTGAACATGGTATCGAGGTTCACGACCTCGCCCTCGAGCGCGTCGAACCATGCATCGCGCGCTGCGTCGTCGTCGAACTTGACGACGTTGTCGTAGTCTCCGCACCAGGGGACGTTGCACATCTTGAGCCGCGCGGTCGGCTTGAATCGGGAATAGTCGAGCGTGTTGTCGTATTTGTAGACATTCACGTTGTCGAGGTTGGGGAAGTCGCCCATATGCCCTCCTTAATAAAATGCGCCCCCGCTCACGCATGAGCGGGGGCGCGGCGCCTTGCACTATAGATTATAGGCTAGGCGATCGTGATGTCCACGGTTTTTGTACGGAGCTCGGTGGAGCCGGAGGGGTTGACGTACGAGGTCGTACCGGTCACGTGCAGGACGTTACCGGCCTCCAGGTCGGACTTCTGGACATGCAGCACGCCCAGGCGGTCGACGCGCGTCGAGGTGTTTAGCGCGATCGGCTTGCCGTCGGATGCGGCGGTCTCGGCGCTCACGCTCCAGGTCACGGCGTTCGGCTCGACGGTCACGCCGAGGTCGTTTTTCGTGACGGTGCCGATGAGCTTGACGGTCATCTGCGTAGTATCGCCGGGCTTGAGCTGCGAGGATGCTGCGGTGATGTCGACGTCGGTCACGGTCTGGGTGAGCGTGGGGATGTCGGTCGAGGTGTCCGTGGTGAACAGGATGGCGGGCACGAACGGGGAGCAGGAGACGACTTCCCAGTGGTGCAGGTAGTAATTAGTGGAGAGCGTCGAGGCGTTGTAGAAGCTATCGTTTGCGTATACGAAATCCTCGCACACGAAAAAGGCGTCGGTGGTGAGTAGCGCGAATGCGTTGGGTACGGGGATATCGGGAACGATGACGGTACGGTACTTGATGTCGGCCTTGTCGAGGTTGAAGATTCCCGCGAGCGTGTCGACGTCGACCGATGCCATGGCGTCGGCGGTGACGAACAGCACGAGCTCCTCGGGGGCGGCGAACACGGGAATACCGTACTCCGCCGACACGGGGGAGTAGAGTGCAGTCGGGAACCTGAGCTTGCTCGCGTAGGCGCGCACGGCCTTGAGGAACTCCTTACCGGTGGCCTCGTCGGTCGGCTCGGCACTCACGTGGTGCTTGAAGAAGCCCCAGTTCTGTTCGTAATAGGACATCTGCGACATCATGCACAGGTACTCGTCGTAGTTGTCGGAGTTGCGCGGCACGGTGAGCACGGCGTCAATGAGGCGGTTGAGTCCGAACTCGTCGAGGAATGCCTGGCGCAGGTCCGGATATTCGATCGTGATGTCGTAACGGTCCTCGCGGTTTACGGTGTGATACCATACGGCGGCCTCGGGGCGGCTGATCTTCTCGAGCGCCGAATCCTCGATATTGTACGTGTGCGCCTTGATCCACTTGAGCGCGGACTCCTGGATGGACGAACCGTAACGCGTGGCCGTGCCCTTGAAGACGCGCAGGGGGTTCTCCCATTCCTTGTTGTGGATGATCTGGTCGCCGACGCGGTTGATGTACGCGTCGATGAACTCGTTCAGATATCGACCGTTGTTCGGCTTGAACAGGAACTTGCTCGTCGCGTCGATGCCCGCGATGGTCGGGTCGGGTACGCGCTGCTGGAAGTCGTTGGTTGCGGACAGATACACGCGGCCCGCGATCGTGGTGTTGTTAGTTGCCATCTATTATCCCCTTACAGGTCAAGATCCATATCGTCGTAATCGGGAATGATGTCGACGTCGTCGGTCACGACATCGGCGCCGCCGTCGCCGTCCGCCACGTCGGCCCCGTTGTCGATGTCGATCGCGGCAGCGGTCGTGCGCATCGCCTCGATGCTCGATGCGATGTTGCCGAGCGCGCTCTCGATGCGCTCCAGGCGGTCGCGCAGGTCGTCGAACTCGCCGGACGTGTCGGTCTCGTCCTCGATCTCCCGCTCGTCCGGGGTCAGGTCGTCGGCCTCGGTGCCGAGCTTCTCGTCCTCGTCCATGTCAGCTCCTTTCCATAGCTATATAAATAAGGGCGCGATGCGGACAGGCTCTCGCCCGCGCATCGCGCCCATTATATAACGCCTGTGCGAAACTTTTGCGCGTGCGGCTGAAACACGTAGCCGAGCGTGCGGGGTTCGGGCACCGACCGAACGGTGTGGCCGCCCCGAATCATCCCTACTCGCCGCTTGCCGCGCGAGTCGTCGCGGGCGTCGCGGTCATTTTACGCCATAGAGCGACATCGCGTCCAGGAAGCCCTCGCGCACCTTCACGGAATCGAATAGCACACCGCCCTCGTAATACATCTGGACGATGACGCGCAGGGTCTTGACGGCGCGCTGTGCGGCGATGCGGTTCGGCGTGTTGTCGCGCCTCGTGAGCGCGAACACCGGCTCCGCGTTTTTCGGTATCTTTCCGGTCACGTAGTAGTAGCCCTCGCTCATGTCCACCCAGACACCATATCTCTCGCCCATATGGACGCATCCCATGACGTACTTGGCGCGCGGCGGCTTCTTGGCTATGTAACGGTCATCCTCGGCGAAGTCGTTCGCGTAGGTGGCTTTCGTGTACCCGGTTACCTTGCCCATGCGGCCCGCGAGCGTGTTGTCCATGCGGTAGAGGTCGTGCTCATCCGGCTCGACGTAATGGAGCAGGACCATCTTGTCGAGATACCAGGTGTACCCGAACCTCGGGACGCCCTTGACGCCGATCGCGGCGAAATAGGGGTTAAGCAGGTCGACGGCGTTGCCGAGCAGGAACACGTGCGGCTTTATGCGGTGCCCGTCGTAGGGGTCCTCGCGTACGCACGAGTCGATGATTCGCGCGAGCATGTTCCACTCGTTGCGCTTGTAGGTGTGGCTCGCGTCGATGTTCTCGATGATCGCCTCGTCGAAGATGATATTCTTCACGTCGGTGAACGTCCTCTTCTTGGCGCCCTGCATCTCGGCGTAGCCGACGACGTACCCGCACACCTTCCACGGCGTGCCCTTCTCCGCGTCGGACGGCCGGTACCTGAATTCGTTGTTCTCGCACTTGAAGTCGTATCTTCCGAACTCATCATCGGTCGCGGCAAGCTTGTCGAAATATCCCTTCTTCACGCTATCGCGCTCGTCGAGCGTGCGGCAGACCTCGACGAAACGCTCGCCGCGCTTTATCGCCGCGTTGAGCGCGTAGGCGCGAAGCCCGTACGTCTTGCCCTTGTTGGGCGCTCCTACGACCATCGTGATATCGGCGTTATAGCTCAGGGTCTTCTCCCAGTTGTAGTGGATGCCGTCGTTCAGGTTTACCATTCGACCTCGTTCCCTTCATCGTCGATATAAGTGTAGCTCGCGTGCTCGCCGTCGTAGTCGATGACGCGCTCGGTCGTGTCCACCTCGCGCCCGTACCGCTCGCGCATGTAGGCCACCGTGCGCGCGTTGCCGCCTTTCTCCGAATCGCCGAGCACGCGGTCCGATCCATAGAGCGCTATCGACTCGTGCGCGCTCACGTGCGCGGTCTTTCCAAGGTAGTCGGTAACGTCCATGTCCAGCACGTCGGCGGATGCGGGCCGGTAGTGCTCGAGCGCATGGCAAACTGTCTGGGACACGCGCACGCCCCATCCGAGCACGCGCGGAGCGACCTCGGCGAAACCATGCCCGGCACTCATGTCGTCAATCCAGTTCTCGATATGGTACATGCCCGTCGGGCGCGATAGCCCCGCGCACGTGATATGCGCGTGGGACCCGTCCCAGCTCATGCGCGCCTTGTTCCACGCGTCCATATGGAGCGGATAGGCCTCGCCCTCGACCTCAAACGTTCCGACGCCCGCGAGCGTGGACGCGTAGCCGGGAAAGTTGGCGCGGATACGCCCCATGCACACGTCGATTGAGGCCGTGACGGCCTCGTGGAACGGCGCGAGCGCGTCCATGAGGTCGTCCGCGGTGACGTCCGCATCGCACGAGATCTTCAACGAGTCGGTATCGCCGCCCAGCACGCGCACGCGCTCGCCGAGCGTGCGGTATATAAGCTCGATTGCCGCGACGATAGCCATACGGGAACCGCCCACGATACGGAGGCCGTAGGGGTAGAGCACGAGCTTGTCTTTAGAGTCCTCGTAATGTTCCCCGTACGTCTCGCGCGACACGACGGTAGAGCGGTCGACCGATATCTCACCGTTCTCGACCTTGTAGCCGGGCTTGAACACGTCCTGCGCCTCCATGCCGTAGATGGAGTTGAACATGCCCTTGACGGTCGAGTTGTAGTACGCCTCCAGGTCGGCGCGCTCCATCTCGCCGGAACGGATGCGCGCGGCTATTCCATCGGGAATCGTCTCGGGAATATCCGGCGCGTACGGCGTGCCGGTCTCATAGGTTTTCAAGATCTGCTTGCACGCATTCTTTCGGGCGTAGAACAGATTGGAGAGCAGCGTCACGTAATCGGGCGGCTTGACGAAAGACATGGTTCCCTCCCCCAAGATAACCTCCATCGAATCCCACGAGTAGACGCGGCTCATGCACCACAGCTCCAGCTCGGACACGTTGACGATAGCGGACTCCGCGGATACCAGCTTGCCGAATGCGAAGCGCCCGTTGTATGCGGTATCGACATATCCGGCGCTGCGAACTGCGGTCACGCCGTCGCGGTCGGCCTGCCCGCCCCAGTCGCCCAGCTGCCCCCTGGCCTTGAATTTCGCCTCGGAGAGCAGCGCGATATCCCAGCACGCGAAGGCGCTTCCCTCGCGCAGGTGGATATTCGTAAACCGTATCTGTGCGTGGAAGGCGCACCCGAAAGGCTCCTCCCAGTGGCGCATCGCCGCGTCGAGCCCGGTCGCGCACACGTTCTCGGCCATCGCCTGGAGTACCGGCGGCAGCAGGCCGCGAAAGCGCGCCGGGCACATATGGCCGTTGATGTAGGCATGGTGCGCGGACGTCTCGTCAATCGAGTAGACGTTAGATTGAACGATGCCGGAGTAGCGCGCGCTCGTGAGCGTGAAGCCTCCCCGGAAGCAGGCCTTGCGCAGCGCGTACTGCGCATAGGTCGGCGCGAGCTCCTCGGCGCACATGCGCTCGAAAGCGGCCTGTACCGAGATCGGCCTGCCTTTCGCCCTGGGGATGCGTAAGCGCCCCGTCTCCATCTTTCCCGCCTGGCGCACGAGCGACGTCTTGGTCAGCACGCGCACGCCGAGCCACTCGGGACGGAGCCACTCGTTGGACTCGAGCAGATAGCGCAGATATGCGGGAATGACCTCGGTGTCGCGGCCGGCGTAGAAATATTCCTCTTGCGTGAGCGGCGTCTCGGGCGTGCGCACTTTGGAATAGTCCCAGTCTCCCGTGGCTTTGGGGAGCCCTGCGGCCTCTCCCATCTTCGCGAGCCCGCGCATCTCGAGGTAGAAGGTATCCCAGAAACGGAGCTTAACCGCGCCGTCGCGCACGATATCGACGGTGTAGGCGCTCGTGGCGCTCTGTGCCGACACCTCCATATCCCAGCGCTCGTTGAGGTCGTGCATGAGGGGCTGGAGGTCGAACATGAGGTTGTAGGCGCAGATGATCGGGATGCAGCGCTCGCGCTCCCCCCATGCGATATATTCGTCGATAGCGGCCTGCATCTCGCCCTCGTGACGATAGAAGCCGATATGGCCCGCGCCGGGTTCATAGGTCCGCAGGTCGCATCCGCGCAGGTCGTTGAGGATAAAGAGCACGGGATAGGCTCGCCACGTGTTTTCCGCCCGGTCGGTGCATATGTTGCACGTCTCGGTGTCGTAGCTCGCCGCTACCCTAAACTCCGGACGCCTCGACTTGAATCCCATCCCCGCACCCTTTTTTCCTACTACCCGAACATTACGATCTTGGACGCCCATACCGCCGAGCCGGTCAGCTCCGCGTCGAAATCCACCTCTCCGTAGAAGGCCTCGTTCTCGGAGGTCAGCCCCTCGACGAGCGACGTCTGCGCCCCCGCCGATACCAGGATGTCGAGCGCCTTCCTGTTGGCCCCGATAACGCGATCGTAGGCCTCGGAGAGCGACGTCACGCCCAGCCCCTCCATGATCAGCCTGTTGCGCTCCTTGGGGTCCTTTCCGCGCCAGAAACGGCGCGTCGCGGCGTAGAAGACCGATACGGCCTCCTTACCCGCGTCGCCGAGCGTGCTCGGGGCACCCGAGCGCGCCAGGTTGATTTGACGCTGGAATATGAGGTTCGACCTCGCGGCGCGCGACCTCGCCTTGCGCGGCGCGGCCGTCATGCGGTCTAGGCGCTCTGCGGCCCTCTTGGTGCGGGTCTGCGCCTCGGGGGCTTGGTGAACCTGCCGCGTACCCTGATAGGACTGCGCGATCTGCTCGCGCACGCTCGCGATATAGTCGGCGCGCGCGCGTCTCTGCGACGCGCCCATGCCGCTCACGTCCTCGCGCTCCAGGCGCGCCAGCAGTCGCTTGGCGCGGCGTCGCGCGTTGTATACCTCGTCCGATGTCCTCTTCGCACGTGCCATATGGGCTCGACCTCCAAAATAAAAAGCGGTGCGGCCCGGACCGCACCGCCTTATGTTAAAGCAACGGGAGCTTGGGGGTTAAGTCTTGATTAGACGAGCACGAGCGTCTTGCGGGTGTTGCCGTTGGGGAGCTTGCTGGAAACGAGTTTCATCGGGACGATCTCGCCCTCGTCGAAAAGGCCCGCGGCCATGAAGTTGTCCGCGGCGTTGCGCACACCCTCGGACTGGGAGAAATATGCGGTGCCGTCCTCGCAGACGAGCGTGGTGTTGGTGCAGGGGGCGTCTACGCCGTTCTTGTCGCGGGCGCGGCGGATGCCGGGCTTTGTGAACACGCCGATGACGTTGAGGGTCTCGCCCTCGTGGTCAGACAGGGACTCGGCGTTGTTCATCGCGTTGACGACGAGCTTCTTGGTCGCGGTGTCGGTGGCCTTGATGCTGGAGTAGCTTGCGGGGGTGTAGAGGTCGGTGCAGTTGTCCATAGGTTCGAGCTGGGTGTTTTCGTTAGTCATAATGAGGTTCCTTTCCGATTGCGCAGTTCATAGCGACTTTGAGGAAAAGTCTTGTCGGGATTGAGTAATAGTCCGATTCGGTATCGACTCTTGTGATCGAGATGAACGAATCGCCTAATCGTTTGCGGAGCGTATTCGTCGCCTTCACCGGGTCCGAGTAGTCGCCGTAGAGGTCGTACTCGAAATCAATCAGCTTGCCATTGACTATTGTCTTGCCGATGCAATGGCAAATCTGGATTCGGCGTCCGATTCGACCGCGCTCCTTCTTTGCGTTTGTCATGAAAAGCACCCCCTTCCCCGTTGCTGTCACGGACATTATAGGAAGAGGGCGCTTTGTGTGTCAACGGTTATTCTAATAAAAATTTTAGTTACCGACGCGTGCCGTCCGAGACATAGCATTGCAGTCGGTCGAGCGCGTAACCGTACATGCCCGCGTAGTCGTCGCCTCCGTAGGACGCGCCGTCATCACATACCTCATCCCAGTAGCCGACGTGCGCGACATCCTGGCTACGGTAGTAGACCTGCTTGTAGTCACCGTTAGGCGTGATGTAGTACATCTGAACGCCGTCGATAGTCTGGCCCCAGATGCCTGCCATGCCGTTCACGCCGTCGTTGTAGTTGGCGGTCTGCACCCAACCTAGCCAACCGCTCTCCTTGGTGTGGACGCGATAGCGCAGCGTGCCGGTATCAACCCAAGCGATGAGCATGTCATGGTAGCCATAGGGCACACCGGCGAAGCCCTCGGAATTGGAGTCGTTGAAGTTGGTCACGGCGTCATTCCACGCACCGTAGAGGTTGTGGAGGGCGTAGTGGATGTTCACGCTCTTACCCGTTGACTTCGGGAAACTAGTGCGAGTGGCAGAAGTGGAGGGCTGGTAGGTGCCACCGTTACCGTCTGTCGGTGCGATGGGAGCGACGTAGCCGCTACCAAGATAGATTGCGACCGCCTGCTTGAACTCCCACCAGCTCTTTCCGTACCGGGCGAAGTAGCCGTTCGGGTCGGTGTGGTCACTGCCGCCCCAGCGCTGAGCCGCCTCATAGTGTGAAAGCAAACGGGAGGTATCCCAACCATGGGCTCTGAGCCCATCGCCAGCCCACTTCACTGCCTCGCCCCACTGCTTGGCAAAGTCGCTGGCATTGGTGGCGTGGGCAAGCTCGATGCCGACCGTGGCGTAGTTGCCGTTGCCGACGTGCCAGCAAAGTCGGTTCTCGGGCACCGTGTTGTACACGATGGAACCGTCAAGCTCCATGACATGGTGTACGGCGTAGGTGTCATCACGCGACCAAAGCAGCGTATGATTGTAAGCGCTGGCGCCGGGGTTTGCCGTCTCATGGATGACGAGATAGCTGGCATTAAGGTAACCGTGGCCGTTAGATACGTACCTGTCGACGCTCTGGTATGCCTCGGCACCGGTAGGCACCGAAAATGCAATCGCGAGCGCGAGGAAAAACGCGGCAAGAGCCGCGCCTTTCTTCCGCTCGATGCGGTTTGGTTTCATTGACTAGACCTCCTTGGTCGTAAGGTTGTCGAGCTTCTCGGATAGCTTAGCCATGATCAGGCTGTTCTCCTCGATGGTCTTGCGAAGCTCCTCGATGGTCTTCGTGTTGCTGTAGTACACCATCACGAACGCCGCGATAGGGAATGCCACGTTGCTCACCAGATCCGTAACTGCTTTGACGTCCATATTCCATTGCCTCCTTTCCGGCATAAAAAGGGACCCGGCCCTTTGCCGAGTCCCGTAAGCCCAACGGTATTTTACATGCCATTCGCGTAGTCCGATAACGGAATCGACTCCTTATAGACAGTTGACGCGCCATCGAGCGCATTAGCTAGGCGTTTCGACATCGACGCGCCTCTGCTTATTACGCTCCGTGCACAGGATATACACCCTTTTCAGCGCCTTCGCATAGGCCTCGGCCCTACCTTGTTTCAGCAACTCGAGCGCGTTGTCCCACTGGACAGTCAACGGGGTTTCATACCACTTCATAGCTATTTCCACCCGTTCCTCTCGCCCTGGATGACGGTCGTGATGATGATCGGCTCCTTGGGCGTGGACGTCTTGCTCACGATGACCAAGGGAGCGTACTCGCGACGCGCCCCGCTATAGAACTTCACCGTGGAGCCTGTCGCGCGATGCGGGCGCAGCGCGAGCATGAGCTTTGCGGGGTCGTAATCTGGAATCATGTTTGCGAACTCGCGATTGTCCGGTCGGTACTTAAGCAGGCCGTCCAGGACGTCGGTGCGGTCGATATATGCGAGGCTGTGCCCGTGGAGGGCGCGAAAGACCATACCCGATTGAAAGAGGCCCTCGACACGGTGCAGGACGTATCTGTTCGTCGCGTAGACAACTCGATTGCGCACGCACACGCTGTCGTATGGTGCATGCGTGCCGGGCTTGCACGTGGTCGCACACAGTGCCCTCCACAGGGCCTCGGTTTCGGTTTTGTTCATGACGATCCTTTCCCTCGTCTCTGTTGGAACTTGGTTATTATTTTAACGACTGTTGTTGTAATTGCAAATCGTTTTTTGTAACAGTTAGTGTTATTATATAACTGTAAGGCAGGGAGACAGAAAGGAAGATTTCCGATGACCGATTTCAAGCAGTTCAATATCTGGTACTACGATTTCAACTACAACGACAAGCGCATGAAAACTTGTAGCAGGATTGAGGACGCGCTCGCATTCGCTCGAATGCTCGTAAACGATCGCGAGAAATTGCACGTTAGATTTTTGAGCCTGGAAAGTGTATACTGATTCTCGTGCTACCTAACCACAGCACATCCCATACAGTCGCGAGCTGCTTGCCTATGGCATACTAGACCGCGACCTCCCCATCAGACCCGGCACGTGTTTCGCGTGTCGGGTCTTATTGTGCGCACGCGGAAGTTAAGGGGGGCTAACAAAGTTTTTTTGTAGCAAT